ACCAACATCTAAGAATGACTTAGGATTTAATACTTTGTGTAACGCACTTAATGCACCTAAGTCTAAGTTTGCTACATTGTTGTGTCCACCTAAGTGATCATCTAGTTCAGTCATGTGTATCTCCATTAGTTGACGCTGAATGGTTACGAGTAGCGTCAGCTATTGGAATTGTTTCTGCTAACATCTCTCCCATTAATTTCTTACGGTCTTCTCTAGCGGCTTCTAATGCAAATCGTTTTAGAAACTTTTGTTGAATACGTTCTTTAGCATTGCCCTTAGTATGTACCATAACTTGATTTATGCCACTGTTGTTAAAAGGACTTTTAGCATTAATAGGATTTGGATTTAAATCTAAAAATGGTTCTTGGTCTTCATACGACAATCGTAACTGAAAGAACACCCAACTGTCATGTGTTTCACGCAAGTGATCCAAGCCAGTTAAATATTGATTTTCAAAATTATTAATAAATTCTCTAGCAATCGGGTTGCTAAGATTATAACCTACTAACCCACACTCGTCGTACTCACCCGGACGACCTAAGTATGTGATTGCTTTATGATCCGGAAAAAGTTTATCTAAAAATTCCGGTGTCATGGGGCTGTGCATTAATACATCAGCATCTAGCCACACTAGCCAATTGTCTTGTTGCACTTTAGCTTCTGCAAATATTGCAAATGTTTTGTGAGCAAACTTAATTCCTCTCCATTTAAATGCTTTAGTACCACCTTCTTGCTTCATGCCAATGTGACCATTATAGTGTGGATTGTCTTTGTGGCGCTCTTTAAATGCAACTAAATCTGGTGATGCGTTATATAACTCTTTATAAATTATGCGTGGGTGTACTGCTCCGACATCAATATTATCTTCACTGTATACTACAATGTCTACATTATTAGGAAGATGTTCTGCCCAACTTTGTATGTTTACTTTTGATGTTGAGTTCCAATATTCGTTGTTAAGACTTGTTACAAATGTGTATTTCATTATACTGATGCATCCTCCATTCCGGCTACTCTTAGTTTTACAATATTAGTTATCTGCCATTGCTTCTGGTCGAGACCTTTTAAGACTGCTAGCCATTTGTTACGCATTAACGCAAATTCATTAATAATCTTTTCCATATCAACTACATCTGTTTCACCGTCTACGTATTTTTCAACGTCACGACTTGACAATGCCCTTTGATAATTTTCAAGATATTTCTTAAAAAATGAGCTACGCAACCTACGTAGCTCAATATTTAAATAGTGAAGGATTGCTTCTACTTCTTGTAACTGATGAAAGCGATTTTCAACAATGCCTGGCATAGCCGAAGCAGAGCGTTCTACATTACCAGTTAGTTTAACCTCTTGTCGTGCTTCATGCAATTCCTTTTCAAAAAATGCAACAGCATCAGGTATCTTACTGATGTCTCTACTTACTTCACTATACCAACCCATTTATTCTTCCCAGCCTAAATCGTCTTCGTCGTCGTGTGAGTCTTCAGTATCAAGTTCTAGATAATAGTTAATTGCATTATCTAAAACGTTACAGCTACCGAAGCATTCTCTGAGAACTTCTTCACCTGTACCATAATCAGCTAACATGTCAACATATCGCTCTGCAGCCATTTCAACATGTTTCTTATCTAAGTACTCTTTAAAAATAACCCATACCTCAACAATCTGTTCGTCATTCATTTGTAGTTGCTTCCTCAATTTGCTCAAGAGTCGCTTCTTCAATAACTTCATCGACGATTGGTGCTGGTTTCATTTTCTCTTCGTATTGATCCATAACCATATCAAGTGCTGGACCTAGCCATTGCTTACGATAGTTAAGATGTTCTTCTCCGTTTAAGTCAATGTACTTGAGTCGATTGCCTTGCTTAACTAACAAGTTCTTCTTCTCAAACAATTCAACTAGCCCGCTATAAGGATTCATACCAGTTTCATAAGGAATCTTCACTTGCACACCTTCAAACGGTTTTGCATAACGAGTCTTCATTACTTTACAGCCAGCACGTATACCCATAACTTCTGAGATCTTATTGCCGTCTAGATCTTCTTTCAACTTCATCTTCTTCATTGCAACAACAATACTTGATGCATAGATAAAGCCTGCGCCACCACTAATTTTATCATCTGGGTCAAACATATCTTGCGATGCATATGTATGATTAGTACATACTAGTCCAACGTTCAATGAGCCAATCATGTTAACTGTGTTACGAACAAGTGAAGTCAATGCTTTAGGCTTACGACCCATATCACCTTTCATATCACCCTTGTTAAACTGATCAACGTCAGTAGGTGTTAGTAACATACCCAACGAATCAACTACAAACAATACTTTAGGACGGTCTTCTTCGTCCATTGCACGATAGTCGTTAACAAATGTTGAGATAGTTTTTGCCACATCATCAATCATTGACATGTTTAGCTTGAGCAACTTCTCCGGAGTTGTGTCTACTTGTAATGCTTGTAGCCAACTTTCGTCAAGTGCATTCTCTGTGTCAATTAGTACTACAAAGATGTCTTGCTCTTGTGCGTGTTTGATAATGTTGCCAGCACAGAAATAACTCTTACCTGCTCCTGACTCACCTGCAAACACAGTAACCTTACCTAGCGGAACTCCTCTATGAAAGTCTCCTGAGATAAGATAGTTTAGTGCATATGATCCTGTACTGATCCAATCAGTAGGATCGTTAAATCCAGTACTCATGCCTGAGATACTTTTAGTCAAGTCCTTACGGAACTTACTAACATCAAATGATTTAGCCATGTTTTCTCCTAAAAAGCTGTAGTAAAGTAGGGGACGTTAATCCCCTACTGTGCAGTTAAATTAACTGGATTGACGTGAGCGTATCATTGCAAGAATGTCAGCTGCTTTGTCACCGTCCGCGGCTGCTGCCGCAGGCACTACTGGCGCTACTGGAGTATCAGCAACAAACGGAGCTTCTACTACTGGAGCAGTTGCTGGTGCTTGTGCTTGTGCTACCGGAGCACTTTGGCTAGTTGCAGTTGCGTTAGGTGATGCCTGTTTAGTTGGATCACCTGTACGTGCTTGCATGCCACTTGGACGGAAGTAGTTACTCCAACGTTCGGCATCATATGCTTCACCGTCTACTGACGCTTCAAACATTTCTTTGATAACCTTAAGAGCTACTTCATCTGGCTTCTTAGGAAGGAAGTCTGTAAAATTAAACAGACCGTGTGTATTGACAGCATTCATTTCAGCATCTGTCAACGGACGCTCTCTACGAGCCCAGTTAGATGTTGAATAGTCTGCATAACCGCCTTTACTAGTTTTGTTAAGACGGAAGTCTACACCAGCAGTATAATCTGTTGGTAATTCTTCCATGTCTGGATCCATAAGAGCCGCTTTAATAATTTGGAAAATTTGTGGTCCAATAATAAAACGTCTAATTGGGTTTTCAGGAAGTGTGTCGTCACCGAGTGGGTTCTCAGTAACAAAGCCTTGGAATACGTACGAACGCTTCTTCCAATACTTACGACCCATATCTTCTAGACTTGGATCTTTAAACCAACCACGTACTTCGTTTAGTACATCACAAGTGTCGCCGTACATTTCCATGCAAGGTACTTGTACTTGTACTGGACGTGAGTCAGTTTCGCCTTTAACACCTGCGAACGGAAGTTTGATCATCAAACGTTCTGCCCAAAAGAAAGTGTTATCTGCGTTACCATCAGGAAGGAATCGGAAAGTTGTACTTTCACCTTCTTTAATATTCCAAAATGGGTAAATTGCGTTGTCGCCGCCGCTTTTTGCTCCACCGCTAGAACGTTGTTCTTGTTCCTTGAGTTTTGCTCTGATTTCTGCTAATGTTGCCATAGTTGTATGCCTCCTATAAGTGCCTATGTTTGCTTCGTTTAGTAATTGCCTATTTGCGTATTACATATTACTATAATACACTCTTTTATTTAGCCTGTCAAGTGTTTTGTTGGTTTATTTTTGGAAACTAGCTGATTTATCTTAAACCAGCTAATTCACGCATTCTTTCAAAATGCTTGTTTACTTCGTCGTCATCTTCTTGATCCATTGCAGTAAACTCGTCATCTTTAAACAGATCATCATCTTCATCTTCATCATCTTCATCATCTGCTTCCATTTGCTGTGGTTGTGTACGCATTTGGAATTCTTCAAACTTTGCAGTAACGGATTCAATAAATGCCTTTGCAGGTTCTATGAACTGCTCGCCGTAGTCTTTTTCAATCATTGTAAGTACTGCGGTTTCGCCTTTGGGGAACTGGCCTGATTCTTTGTCAAAGTAACTAAGAATAAACTCGCCTAATGGGGTCTTTTGCTCGTTAGGTTCCGCATGGCCGTCATCTTTGCTCATTGAACCGTCTTTATCAATCTTAACGTCCATAGTGTCGTCATCGCCTGATTCAGACTCTGCCTTCCAGTGACTGCCATTTTCGTCATCACAGTCGTGTTCACAATCTGTTGTGGGTTTGTGCATTTCGTCACCACAGTCTTTACATACCATTGTTTCTTCTTGAGCTTCGCCAAACCGGCCCATCATTTCTTCAAAGCCTTGCTCTAGTTCAGCATCTTCTGGTACGCATTTGTTTACACGCTTGCCTTTGTTCTTTCCGGTACCTTTTTGTGTACCGTCTTTTTTATAACCATCCCAGCACTTGTCTGGACCAGCTACTTCTGCTAAATCATCAGGACCTAATACAGTTGGTTTTGTTACTTCGCTTACTAGTTTATAAA